CAATTTGATTTAATATATGATAAATTAGATCAGGTAGAAAGTAATTTGATTATTAATCAAATTATTATACAAAAAGAAATTGATTCATTAGAAATAACATATGGACATTTATCCAATGATTTAATAGAGTATAACAATCAACTATCAATATCAATAACTAAAATTAAAAAATATAAGGATGAAATTAAGTATAATAATTATAGCGACTCTTCTACAATTAGTATCATTGCAAGGTTACAGTCAAACTGATGTTTGGGCAGGGCCGGATAGTAGTATATGTATGACTAAAGAGAAAGCCGCTGAATTAGCTAATATGATGGATAGTTTATCTAATCTTTATACTTTAAATGAATTACTTGAAGAAACAATTAGAAACAGTGATATTGTCATTAAATCATCTGAAGAGGCACTATCTAATTTATTTAATCAAAAGACAGCATTAGAAAATAAAATACTTAGTCTTGAGGAACAGTTAAATATTAGATCAGATAAAGAATCTCTATTGAAAGAAGAAGTTGAACAATGCTCTATAGTCTTACTTAAAGCAAATAAGCAAATAAAGAGACAAAAGACAACTATGACAATAACAGGAACTGTTGCGGGGATTTCATTAATTGGAATCATTATATCAATATTAGTTATTGCAATATAATTAAAATCATAAAAATGGGTGAGGATAAGTAATTATCTAAACCCATTTAAATTTAAATAAATGAAGTTAGGTAAATACGATATTACAATAAAAAATGTATGGGCTTATATACAGGGCAATACTCGCAAAATAGTTGATGAATTAGGACCTGATATATTAAAATCACCTAAACACATACAAGAACAGATATTGTGGCGTAAAGCTATACACAATCCAAAATGTTCAGAGAAGGGTAGTTGTATTGAATGTCATTGTACAGTACCCGATAAGTTTTATTCCGATAAAGAATGCGAGGGAGGTTGCTATCCTTCTATTATGGATGAAAGTAAATGGAATAAATTTAATCAAATGTGTTTACGTCGTAAGATAGATATATTTAAAGATAAGTTTGATTGGGATGTAGTTATCTCTGATGTTGATCATTTAGGGGATGCATATTATTCTTCTATTATTTGTTCTGATAAAGCTATAGTGGACCTTGGCGAATGCCAAGTAGGAACTCTACTCGAACACAAGTTCGAATTATTCAACCCAGATGAAGAAGATCTAGTAATTAATACTATGAGTATTAGTTGTTCATGTGGTAAAGCAATAATACCTGAACCTATAAAATCAAATGAATTTGGATACTTGGTATGCACTATAGATACTTCTAATAAAAGGTTAAATAAAGAACATGATCTATGGTTTACTATTAGATATAATGAAATAAAAAGAATGAATTTTAAATTAATCTATAAAACAAAATAATAGAAACATTACATGGAACTAATTATAAAGTTTATATTGGTAACTATATTAGAGTTTATTTTCATAATGTTAAAGACGGTTAATATTAATAAGATTGTTCAACAAAAATTAGTAGAATCTATATTATTAACAGGATTAACAACTATCGTATGGTTAACTAGTATAACAATTGGAATATTCTCAATGTTTAAAGGTCAATTTATAATTGCATTAGGATATGTAATAGGTTCAATGTTAGGGTGCTATACTGCAATTAAGTATGAACAAAGAAGAAAAAGGAAAAACAGCTTATAATATGTATATTCATTATTTAGAATATTTTATTGCTCATGCTCATCCAACCGGACAAAATGGATGTCTAGAACTATCTAATGATGTTATTACTAAATGGAAAAGATTACTAGTAACTAGTTTTGATGATTTAACAACAAAAGAAAAAGAAATTAATTATAGGATGGCAGATAAGTATTTAAAGAGTTTATGACGGAAAATGAGTTTAAACAATGGTATCAAAAAAGATATAAAATGAATAATATTATGTTTAAAGAGTTTATGATGGAAAATGAAATACTACCATGTGATTGTAGTGCACTAGGATGTAAAGGATGGACAATGATATCTGATCATATATTGTTTTATAATAATAAAATCAAATCAAATCATTTTATTGATCTTCATATGAAGACGTTAAATAAAAAATAAATAATTAATGAAAAAGGGCGATAAGGGATCTAATGTAAAAGATCTTCAATATAAGTTAAAGAAAGTATTAAATAAAAGAATAACAGTTGATGGTGATTATGGAAATGGTACAAAACAAGCAGTATGGGAATTTCAAGAATTATATAATTTACATGTAGACGGTATAGCTGGTACAAACACCATTGCTGTTTTAGATAGAGCATATAAGGCAATGCATGTTAATAACAGCAATCTATTAACATTTAATAAAAATAGATTTGTTGTATTCGTTGATGCTGGTCATGGAGGTATTAGTGATTCAGGTGAGTATGTTACTTCTGGTAAACGAGGATATCATAAAGGATTAAAATTACATGATGGTGGTCATTACTATGAAGGATATGAGAATAGAATAATAGCAGAGATGTTTATAGAGGAATTAACTAAAAATGGTATAATGGCCATACGTACATATCATCCTTATAAGGATACATCATTATCTTCTAGAACAGAGTTAGTAAGAAGTTGGCTAAAGAGAGGGTATTATGGATATTTACATTCATTTCATTCTAATGCAATATCTTCAACTAATAGTCCAAGTAAATTAGAAAATACTGTTGGATATTGTGTTTATAGTACAAGAGGTGATAATTTAAGCGATGAGATAACAGAACAACATTTTAATAATGTTAAAGCTGCAGTATCGGATTGGAAGTTTAGAACACAAGGTAGTGACGGTGATTCTGATTTTGAAGCTAATTTTCAATTACTAAGAGAAACAGATCTCGCTGAGTTTGATAAATTTGGTTCTATATTAGATGAATGGGGATTTCATACAAGTGGTAAGGATTGTCAAAAGATAATGGGAACTCGCAATGAAAGAATAAACGCTTGTTTAAAAACAGCTAAATGGGTTAAAAACAAATTAGATAATTAATTAAATAAATAATACAATGCCAAATTTTAATACACAAACAGAAGCTCAAATAAATAATGATTTAGCTCAATATGGTTATGATTGGTTAGAAACAGAAAGTATAGGATCTCCATTAATAATGTATTTTAAAGATAATTTTAATACTATACTTAAATTAACAGTTGACACTACATCATATGCACATGTTTATACATTTGTTGACAGTAAATATTGGAGGGAACAATCTGACATATTAGCCACTGCTGTTGTAACTGATCTAGCATCATTAGATACATTGTTAATACCAGAGTATGTTGCTATTGATACTAATATATTAAACATAGAGTATTTAATAGAAATATCAAATAGAGAAGTATTAACTCCTTCCGGAGGTACTTATTATACTTCTAGTACATTTCAAGATTCAGTTTTTGCATCATACAATGTATCCGAGAATCCATCTTCATATAGAGATATAACAGTATCATGGGTGCCAATATCTTTAGTTGGACCCAACTGGGTATTAACATATAATAATAGTGTTATAGTTAATACAGCAGATAAAATAACTACAATTTATGGAGACCATGTAATAGTAAAACCTTTATAATATGAATCTATCTAACCGTTTATTCCAGATAATTGACGAAGAACCCGTATATTGTGCAATACTTATAAATATTAAATGTTTTAAAGAACTATATATGTTAGATGGTAGTGATGATAAACATAAGTTTGCACAACATTTATTATACATATGGTATACCTGTGATCCTAGTTCTCCTTACTTTAATAGTGAAGAAAGATTATTAGATGCTGCAGTAGAAGTATATGGACGTAAAAAAGTAATGACAAAGCATTTAAAGAAATGTATGACTGAATATACTAAACGTCAATCTACACCTATGATAAGAGCATATGAAAGAGCAATGAGAATAACAGATCAAAATGAATCTATATTGCAAAAGGATAATCAACAGGCTGTAGAGTGGCAACGTTTAATAGATGATTCAACTAGTCTTTTACAATCATTAGGTAAGAATCCTGATGAAATTTTAGCAAGGATTGAGTTACTTGAAAGGGTTCAAGACATAGAAGCTAAAAAGATTAAGAATCAATCTGAATTATCTAAGATGGTTCCAACCATTAATAAACAAGTAAAAGAGTTATTGGAACTTAAAAAGGAAGTTGATAAAGCAAGAATGCAAATTGATAGTGAGGATAACAAAGAAGCAATAGCAAATTATATTGTTGATGAGTTTATTGAAAGACATATATAAATGATAATAACACAAAATCATTCTATCGTTGATAGTATCAATAAAGGTAAATGGTGGAGGTTATTTGATCTTAAAGGTTTAAAGTTAAAACTTAAAAAACCTATATGTACATTTGCCCACCCTTATTATAAAGGAGATAGAAACTATATAACAATATCAAAATATTTATACCCTATTACTCATGAAAATTCAGAACCACCATATACTTACTCAGATTGGGTCTTATATGGAAATGAAATAATAAATGAATATAAAAACCATTCAATAAACTTAGCAGCTTTAGATCTTGAATATTTTTATAATTTACTAACTAAAAAGAATGTATAAAACAAAAGAAGATTTACTTAAGTTACAATATGAGTATGACAATGATATACTCTCTGAAACACCGAAAGAAAAGATGGTAGTTAATCCATCTGTTGCTTATTTGGTTTCCGATGAGGATATTAAGAATTCTATTCCTGATAAACATATTTTAAAAAGAGTAGAACACATATATGGTAAGTTAAGTAGATTTTCTACAGATTATACACCCGTAAGTAATTTAAATTGGGATTATTTATTTTTTACAAACTCTAAATTGTTTAGTCCTGCAGGGAATGCTTTTATGAAAAGTGTAAAAGCTACTAAAGGAACTAAACTTAAACCATCGTATACTAAATTTCTTCCTGGAACTAAAATACATAAGAAGTTCTGGGAACAAGAGTTTTTAAGAATAACAAAAGGATATGAACCCCTTATAGATGGTAAGCCGTGTGGTGTTAGAATAAGTGGAGAATTTTACTTTTTTTTAAATTACGGGTGGATGCAAAAAGTTCATATTGATGAGGAAACAGAAGATGTAACTGATATGTCAGGCGTTCCTGATTTCCTTGTTATGGACTACTATTACTATAAAGAACTAGAAGCAAGGGAAAATCCCAAGTTATATAATTTACCTCGTGAATATAAAAAGTCTCTATCTATAACTAAATCTAGACGTATGGGATATAGTTATAAAGCAGGTTCAGGAGCAGTGTGGTGCGCTGCATTTAGAAACAAAGCAAAAGTTCTTATTGCATCTGCTCAAGGAAAAGATGCTACCTTATGTTTTCAGAAGTCACTTGATATAATAGATCACATATCCAAGTATACTCCTTTTGGTAGAAAAAATCCAGGTAGACCACAAGATAATGGTGGGTGGAAACACTTAACTATGAGTAAAACAAAAGATAGTGGTAATTTTACTTTTGGGTTACTTAACACAAGAACAGGAGAACGTGCAGGAAGACAAAGTGAAATAACAACAGCATCTTTATTTAATAAATCTGATGCAGCATCAGGTGAAGGTCTTACAAGGTTGTATATTGAAGAAGCAGGTAAGATTTCTAATTTAGGAGATGCATGGACATTTTCTAGAGAATCAATGAGAGTAGGTACAGTATATAGAGCAGGTATTGCTATTATATTTGGTACTGGTGGTTCTATGATAACGGATAGTGGTAAAAGGGGATCGTCGCATGATTTCTCTAATATTAACGATAGACCTGAAACAGTAGGTGTAGCAGGGTTTAGAAATATATATGAATATAAACCAACGCAAAGAAAATGTGGTTATTTTGTAAGTGCTATGTGGGCTAACTTTGGATGTAAGATTATTATTGATGGTACACCATATAGAGGATTGGATAAGAACGGAAATGCTATATTTTGGATTGCTGAATTTGCATTAAATCAAGAACGATTAAGCAAGAGACCACCATTAGGTAAAAAGAAAGATTATGATAAATTTCTTACACAAAGATGTAAAACGCCAGCAGAAGCATTTTTAATCACCCAAGGTAGTAGATTTCAAACAGAAGATTTAGTTGAACGTAGAACAGAAATAGCAACATCTAAAGGGGGATTTGAAGCATTAAGAATGCCGGGAGAATTGGTGGAAATAAATGGTAGAATTGAATTTATTCCTAAACCAAATGAGGAACCATTATTAAATACCTTTAATGAAGCGGAGCGAGAAGGATGTTTTTTAAGATATGAACCTCCTCAGAAAATTAGAGGAGATGTACCAGAAGATGCTTATATTATATCTGTTGACCCTATTGGTCAAAATACAAATGCGGGTAAATCATTAAGTGCAATTATTGTCTATAAGACACGAAAGTATGAACAGTGGATTGGTCCTGAAAAAATAGTTGGGATATACTTTGGTAGAAAGAAAATGAATCCACAAGGATATGTACATAGATTATTATTAAAATTATCTAAATACTATAATGCTAAGATAACAGTTGAGAATGATAGAGATGGAGGTATACCTCAATTTTTTATACGTAAAGGTGAAGCAGCTAGATTAATGGGTCCGCCTATTACAACACTAGAAAAGATAATGCCGGGCAGTAAAACTAATCGCAGGGCTTATGGACATGCAATGTCTAGTGTACGACATAAACAAATAGGTGAAGATTTATTGTATGAATGGTTAGATCAACGTGGAGTGAATACTAATTACTATGATACTGAAGATGGTGAAAAGGTAGTTAAAAAAGGTGTTCGTAATATAGATAGATTAGAAGATCAATTACTAATTGAACAATTAATAAATTATGAAAGATCCGGTAACTACGATTTAGTTATGGCAATGATGGGTATTGTAGTTCAATTAAAAGAATGGTACGATCCTGAAGAAGATGATTTATGGGAAGAAAATAGTATTTCAGATCAATTACTTGAGTGGAGAATGGAACGATATGGAAACTATGAAGAAAAAATGAAAAACATAAATAAAAAGTTTAAATTATAATTACCAATGAAGTATTTTTTAAATCAACGTATTTCTTCTAAAAAGAAGAATAAGAAATGGAGAGAAAAAATGGTTGACTACCATGTCGAGTTATCTTATTCTTGGTCAGATGAATGGGAAAAGATTGAAGAAAATTATGCTCTTAAGAATAATCAATTAAATCGTAGTGAAATTGCGAGTATATGTAAAGGGTTGGGCACTGAGGAACATTCCGATGTATTTATTAATGCATATAATAAAACACATAATATTATTGATGCTCATAAAGGTGAAGAATGGAATAGACCATTTTCTTTTAGTATTATTAATAATTCTAAACGAACGGTAGATAAGTTAGAAAGAGATAAAAGAAGAGAAATAGAAGAGATAGCAAATGAAATATTTAAAGTTGAATCAGAAAGACAAATTGAACTCTATAAAATTGAAGAGCAGAAAATAAAGGGTTCAATGGATGAGCAGCAAGCTCAGGGAGAAATAGAAAAGCTACAAGCAAGGTATGATAAGTTATATGGAGAAATAACTGATCCAAAAACAGTATTTGATAAATATAAAAATATAACAACAGCGGAGGAGATAGCAATGAGTAGAATCATGAAAATGATTTCAGATAAACTCAATTTAAAATTTATAAAGAATCAAACCTTTGAAGATGCTATTATAGCAGGAAGAGAGGCTGTTGAAATTTATTCTCTTCATGAAAATGACTTACCTAGAGTTAGACAAATAAATCCCTTAAATTTATTCTTTCAAAAATCACCAGATGTAATGTGGATACAAGATGCAGATTTTGCAGGTTATTCAGAATTACAAACTGTTGATAAGGTGATTGAAGAATATGGTGAGTTTATAACAAAAGAAGAGTATAAAAAACTAACAGAAACAGGACCATACTTTGGAGATTTAAAAGGATTAAATCATCCTTTCTCAGTAGATAAAAATAATAAACAACCATCTGAAGATAGAGAAGTTCGTAATTTTAAAAACCTTCCTCGCGATCAAAACTCATTAAATGCAGAAGATTATATTCTTTCTGATATGGGTAACAATGGTTATATAGGAACAGATTATGTTAATAGATTAGGATTGAATGCTACTGATACCCGTAGTAATAAATTACGTGAATATATAAATGTATATACAATATATTGGAAGTCTCAACGTAAATTAGGAAAATACTCTTTTATCAATGAGTATGGTGAACCAGATGTAACTTATGTTGATGAATCATTTAGCATTCCTAGAAGTGCAAGGAAAGAAACGGTATCAAACGGTTATACTAAAAATAAAGTAATTTATAGCTGGGTAGATAAAAAAGATACTACCAAACAATTTTCTTTAGAGTGGATATGGGTTCCTGAAGTATGGAAAGGAATTAGAATAGGTCAAGATATATATTGTCAAATAGGACCTGTTAAACATGCTTATCAATCATTGTTAAATCCTTATGATGTTAAATTACCAATATATGGACATATATATAATAACAGGAATGCATATAGTATTTCCTTAATGGATAGAATGAAACCATGGCAGAAACTATACTATGTTATAATGGCCAGGATGTTAAAACTAATTAGTCAAGATAGAGGTGTATTAACTTTTATTAATATACACATGCTTGATAAAAATTTAGGTTTCAAAGAGGCATTGAGAGTTGCTGAAGATAATGGTATAATCCCTTATAATCCATTAAGTAACTCTAAAGGAGCTGGTAATTTTGGTAATACAAATACCATGAAAGTAGCTGAACGCATTGATGCCACCAACTCAGGGGCAATTCAGCACTATATTAACATCTTACAATTTATAGAACAAAATATTAAATTATCATCCGGAATGTCTGATCAACGTTTAGCACAAACTAACGCACGTATGACAGCTACTGATAATTATAGGGATACAATGCACTCTATTAATATAACTGAACCATTGCATGCAGCACATGATTTACTGTGGCAGGATGTATTACAGGGAATGATGGAAATGACATTATCTGTTTTAAGTGAATCTACAGGTAAGATAAGAGGATTTCTTAATGATGAAGAAAAAGTACTTGTAAATTTAGATTTATTAACATTAGAAGATAATTTTAAACTTAGGGTAGCTGATAATTCTAAAGCATTTAAAATACTTGAACAAGCTAAACAACTTAGTCATGCTCTTGTACAAAATGACAAAGCAAGTCTTGATACATTAATTGAATTAATGGAAACTGAAAATCTTAGTGAATTTAAACATATTGTTAAAGAGATTGAAGAAGAGAATAGACAACGTAGACAAGAATCTGAACAGGCTCAAAGAGATCATGAAAAAGAAATGGCTGAAATGGCTCGTAAACAATCTGAAGATGATCAAATTGCAAGACTTGATGAAATATATCTTAAAGGTAGAATTGAGTATCAAAAAGAAGTAATGAAGGCTAAATTAAATGCCGCTTCATTTGATGAAGAAAAAGATTATAATAGAGATGGTATTGCTGATTATTTACAATGGGAACAGTTACAACAAAAAGTAAATAATGAAAGTCGTAAACTAGATATAGCAGAATTTAAAATCGGAATGGATGAACGTAAGATAGAAGCAGAACAAGAACTTAAAATGTCAGATTCTAAATTAAGATTAGAAAAAGAAGCATTGGATAGGCAAATGAAAGATCTTGAAATGCAACAAAAAGAAAGATTAGAGGCCATGAAAATAAAAGCCATAAAAGATAAAAATAAATCTAAATAACTAACTAACTAACTAACTAAAATGAATAAAACAACTGAAATTATTTTACATGGGGTTAATACCCTTGCCAATACTGTTAAACAAACATTAGGTACTAAAGGTAGAACAATTTTATTTAATGATGAAAACAATAGAACACATATAACAAAAGATGGTGTTACTGTCGCAAGACATATAATGTCAGCTGATGATTATGAGAATATGGTTATTACTGTATTAAGAGAAGCATCATTAAAAACTATGAAATCAAGTGGTGATGGTACTACTACAACAATGATATTAGCACAGTATATTCTTACTGAGGGACTTAAATTAATTGATAATGGATTAAGTTATTATGAGTTAAGTAAACAGATTGATAAAGCTGTTCAAAATGTTGTTGATTATGTCAATTATGATTCAATTAAAATTGAAAACAATAAAGAACTATTAAAAGAAATAGCATCTATTTCATCCAATGATGAAAAGCTAGGAGAATTTATTTATTCTATAATTGATGATATTGGTTTATATGGTGATATCGAAGTTAAGGAAAGTCAATATTCAGAAACACGTGTTAATAAAACAAAAGGTATGAAATTACATAAAGGTTGGATTGAAAACTTTATGGTTAACGATACTCGTGAAATGTGTTTTAAAGCAGATGATTGTCATGTTCTTATTGTTGATGATATTATTCAAGCTGTAACCGATATTGATCAATACATTAAACATTTAATGGGGAAACCTCTTGTGGTATTTTGTGAGGATATCACTGATATTACTCTTACTCAAATAGAAAAGTTTATGGGTGCTACAGGTAATCCTATTTGTTTTGTTACTAATGATGGACATGGAGATAGAAAACACCTACTTATGAATGATTTGGCTGCATTAACATCATCTTATGTTATAGGAGCACAGGATGATTTTGATCCTCGTAATTTAGGATTTGCTAAACAGGTAAAAGTAGACGAATGGTATACTTCTATCTTAGATGGTAATAACGATGAGGAATTAATTGAAGACATAATTTATGATATTAAAGAAATACTATCAGATGATGATAATAGTGATGAAACACTTATAACAAAAGTAGATCGTAAATTTCATAAGAAAAGATTAGCTAATTTAACAGGAGGAGTTGCAGTTATACATGTAGGAGGAAGAACTCACATGGAGATGAAAGAATTAAAGGATAGACTTGATGACGCAGTATTAGCAGTAGAATCAGCTATCAAACAAGGTGTTAATGTGGGTGGTGGTTCTGCTTATTTAAATTGCCAAAAAACATTAAATGAAAAATACAGAAAAGAATTATGTTTTGAATCAGGTCGTCAATTAATTCTTGATTCATTAAGTGAACCTTTTAAACAATTATTAGCTAATGCAGATTTGTCTGATAACTATGAAACATATAAAGAAAAATTAACTAGTGGTTTTGCATTAGACTTAAGAGATAATAAATTATACAAATTATCTAATGCTAAATATAGAGTATACGATCCATCTTCGGTTCTTATTGACTCTTTAATTAATGCATCAACAGTTGCAAAATCATTATTATCAATAAAAGATATAATATTTGATGGTAAAAAATTAAGTGTATAGGCTTAATTATGACAACTATTAAAATATAAATAAATAAAATATAACTTATTAATAACTAAATTACGTAAATTACACATGATTGATCCAAGTATCCCCGAAGAGGAAATGAATTTTGATTTTGGTCTTGACGATATTCTTAAGACAACAAATGAAGCTTCCTCCGAACCGACAGATAGTGAAGATACTTCTAATTTTATGGAAGATGTTCAACAAACTATCGAACAATATACTGCAGAAAATGATCCTGCAGTAGAAGAACAAACTATAGAGCAACCAAAACCATCATATAATAATGATGTTTATTCAGCAGCTCTAGATGTATTGAGAGAAAATAACTTACTTAATATACCTGATGATATTGGGGATATTAATCAAGAAACATGGAATGACCTTATAGAACAGAATAAACAATATCAACGATCTACTATTTTAAATGAAATGCGAATGAATGCCGCTGATCCTAAAATAACTGAATTGTTTGATTATGTTTATCAAGGGGGTTCGTGGCATGGATTTGAAGAAATGAAACAAACCATAAGTGACGAAATTAATATCGAATCACTGAACACTCAAGAAGCAGATGATCAAAGATACTTAATTGATTCTTATTTAAGAGAAGGATTAGATCCTCAAAATCCAGCACATCAACGAAGAATTGAAAATGTTCCTAATGAGGTAGAAAATTATTTTGATAGATTAGAAGCTGAAGATATTGCACAAGAGGCAAAAAATTATTTTTTAGGTAAAGTAAATGAACAAAAACAAATGGTTGCCTATCAACAACAAGAAGCCCAGCAACAAGAATTTCATTATCAACAACAACAAGCTCAACAACAACAACAATGGATTAATGATTTTAGACAAACATTAAATGAAAAAAGTTGGTCTCAAAATAAAAAGAATAATGTTGTTAAGCAATTTGATATTGTAGAATTAGACGATGGTAGAGAAATGGAAATGTGGAGATATAAATTTAATGAACTATGGAAAGATCCAAATTTAACACAAGTTTTTATAGATTTTATTTCAGATCTTGATCCTCACACATTACAATTTAATTCAAGAGGAGTTTCAGTTAATAAACAAGTAACATCAACAATACAAAATTTAATAAACAGTAAACAGCAAAATAGATCAAAAGGTCAATATAGCGATAAAAGACAATCAGATTCTTCAGTTCAAAGAATTGACCCTCGAAATATTTAAAATTAATAATATTTATTTTTATAATTAAACACATTTAACAATGTCAGTAAAAACATTTGAAAATGCCAAATTTATCCATAATGGACAATTAAGACCTACCGTATTAACAGATGGTCTTTTGGCAACAGGTACAATTAAAGGACTTCATTTAAGTCAAGCTTTTGGAAGTACTGAAAATCTTGAAACTATAAATATGGGTTATGCTCAGATATTCTCTGCGACTAACCGTTATTATGGTAAACCAATGATTGGTATGACCGAAGCTAAAGGTAAAGTAAAAACAATCAATCGTTCAGGATTCCGTTGGGAGCTATCAGGAGGTAATACACAAAAAGCTCGTATTACTCAAGTTCCATGTACTGATACTAGACCTGGTCTTCATTTACAATCTTTTGATATTGTAGTTGATAAACCCTGGTTCAATGTATCGGATATCATAATTCCTCAACATAATCAAAAATTATGTCGTGTAATGACTTATGGTAATGGTCAATCCCGTTCTCATCACCAAGTAGGCCCTAATGCATTTAGGTATACTATTCAATATGTTACTAATAATGGTAATGAATTCTTAGATCCTAAATATATCCAAGAAGGACAGGAATGGTGTAAAGTATCCGGTGCTGTAGCTACAGAAGATAATATTGATGCTGGTGGATTCCAATTCTATTCAATTTTTGAAAGTGAAGGTCAGATTCAACAACATGCAATTAAAGTAGCTGTATCAGATAAAGCTGCTCGTAGATCCAAACAAGCTATGGACGGTAAAGGTGGAATGGACGAATATGGTAAATATTTGAAAATGCTTTGGGTTAAATATGAAGACAAAGTTACAGGTAAACCAATGGCTCGTTTTATGGCATTGTTAGATGCAGAAGCATTTAATGAATTATATCAAAACTGTGAATGGACGTTAGTATTTGGTAAAACATCTAATAACATGGTATCTCCTGAAGGTCATCAAATTTTAACAGCTTCAGGTTTACGTCAACAATTAGAATCAGGACATACATTAGAACATAATGGTGCTCTATCTCTTGAAGAGTTAGAAGATTGGTTTGATTCTATCATTAAAGATAAAATCTCTGAAGGTGAACAAAAAATTGTATTATCTGCAGGACGTGAATTCCGCAAAATGTTTGATAAGATGATTAAAGCAGATGCTAAAGCATTTACAACTATTGATTCATTATTCCTACGTAAAGGAAGTAATTTCCGTGATCTTGATTATGGTTCTTATTTTGCTAATTATAAAGGATTTACAGTTGATATTTCCGTAATGGAAAATCCAGCTTATGATAATCAATATTACTGTCCACAAATGCACCCAGTACGTACAAATGTACCTATTGATTCTTGGCGTGCAGATATCCTTGATTTTGGTTCTAGTAAACAACAAGGAACAGGTGGAGAAACTGATAATATTTCAATGATTCAAGAATCTTATTGTAACTATAACATTAGCTATAATGGTAAATGGTATGGCGAACATGATGGTAAAACAGGAATGCCTATTACTGACGGTGGCTTAGGTCAAGCTGGAGGTGTATCAGGATATTCTATTTTACGTGAAAAATCTGTTGGTCTTATGGTTGCTGATGTAACTCGTTGTGGTGCAATATTCTTATCATTTGATTAATAAAACACATTTCATAATTTAAAAACTAACTAAAAAAATGACTAAATATATTAAAGAAGATAACAGAAAAATTAGAATTGAACCTAATCCTTATCGAAATATTAAGCAAAAGTTTAAAATGAAAACTAAAAAGCTTAGTGGCGGTCAACCTGTAGTTAATTTGCAAGGTAACCCTGTATATACAGAAGTTACACCTGAATCACTATATAGAGTTCCGGGGACAAGTAAAAGAGTCGCCCCAGCAAGAACTCAAAAGGGATTAAATACAGGACTTGACATGCTAGTTACAAACCCATATAAAGATGTTAATTCATATACACCTGAATGGGAAGTAGTATTAAAAGGAAAGGAAAAGGTTCTTTTACAACATATTTTAGAATACGAGTGTGGATATTCTTTAGATTATCTAACTCATCGTATTCCTAATGGAGTAGTTGCTTCAGATAAAGTTGATAAAAGGTTCTTTGAAACTGTTGAATCTAAACCTAGATTAGATGGCAATGTAACATTTCTGCATCTTTCAAACCCTATTCATAAAGTTAATTACTATACGCTATTGGCACATAAGTCTGTTGCTAATACTTGGGATGAACTTATGGATGGTGGTAATGAAGAAGCTGAATGGTATATTGTTGATGATGAATCAAAACAAAAACGTCAGAAGTCTAAATCAATGCGTGTAGTTGAAGGTGGGGCTGCTTTAAAAGAATTAATGGATAGTAATTCAGATTCTATACTCACAATGACTAAAGCATTAGAATTATCAGAAGCTTCTGATCGTAATATGACTAAAGATAAAGCATTTAATATTATTTATAATTATTATAATAAAGATATTAAATCTTTTGACCAATTTATTGAGTTGTATAACTTGTGGAAAGATCCTGTTGTTGGTAGAAATAAATTTATTGCAATGGGTGATTTATTCAATTATCAGAATCAAGGTTTAGTTTCATATAAAGGTGGAAGATATACTTGGTACAAAACAATCCCTGGTGAACCGGCTGAAACATTTACATTCAATGGTAAAATGAATTTTATTGTTGAGTTTTTATTGGATCCGGCAAATCAAGAAAATGTAGAAATGCTTCAGGAAGAATACGAAAGTAAAATTAAATAAGTATGCGTATTGAACAAATGCATTATAATTTTGAACTTGGCTTAGATCGGGTCGCATCAAATGATCGACCTGATTTTATGCCGTGGGAAATAGATGAATATCTAAATAATGCAATTTTGTTATTTTTAAAGAAAAGATATAAACTTGATCAAGCTCGGAAAGCATTTGAGGTTGATCAATTTAGAATGTCTGAACTTGCAAACTTGCATATAAAATCTCCTGAATTACAACCAGCAATAACACCCACTGATTTGGGTAATGGTTTATACGAAGTAAGATTAAATGATTTAGGTAATAACATTAATAATCAATACTTTAGATATTTATTTTTAACAAAAGCAGAGATAACAATAACGAAGGGAACTTGTACTAAAAAAATTAGAGTTAATTTACATCAAACTGATGACAATAAAACCTTTTTCAGTCAACCTAGTTTTGATTGGGGAGAAATACTTGCAATGTTTGGTAAATCAACTTATAATACTCCAGCAATCATACCTGCTCCTGCAATTAATGCAGATTCATATGATATGACTGCTAAGTTAATAGATGATCCTGGACTTACAACTGAGCGTTTTAATAATGATCAATTACAATCTTTATATCTTGATACAAACGGCTCTGATGGAACACAACAATTTACAGTAAGTAGTGCATGTATAAGTTATATTAAATATCCAAATAGAGTTTTTATAGGAGGATATGCACATATTGATAAACATTCAACAGCTACTACTGAACAAATTCAATGTGATATTGATGAAGGTTTTCATCAAGACATAGTTCAAATGGCAATACAACTTGCATTAAAAGATATAATTGGTGGAATAAATCAAGCTCCTCCGCCTCCAAAAACACAAAAATAATACTAAACAATTTATAATTATTAATTAAAAATTACTTAAAATGATTTCAAAACATAGTCAAACAAAATATTTTATACTTGATCCCGCTGTAGCTATTGCTACAGGTTCAAGTTTTTTGTACACAGCCGGTACAGGAGTACTTAATCTAGCAACTGGTAGCGCAGGGTTTTTTGGCCCTACACCAGGTTCAGGTAATCATCAGGAAGTTGCAGTTGCACCTGCTGGTCCAGGATCTGCATTTCAGATAATCCAACGCAGAGATACATCTTTAGATAAATCTCCATTGTATAGTCGTCCATTTGAGCAATCTGATTGGATTAACGCTTTCTGTTCAGAAGGTATTATAATTGATCAGTCTAATGCTGCTCTAGGATCTAATGATTCACATTTAATAGGAGATGCTTCTGCAAGTGGTTCAATTATACCCGGGGATTTAACTACTTACCAAGTTCAAGTATCTGGTCATGGTGACCGTACTGATTGGTTTAATGGTGGATATAATACTCCAACGGTAATGGGATTTTATACAACTCCTGATTTTTCTCTCGGAACACTTACTCCTCTTCAACAGGAAGATACAATTGTTGCTGAATTAGCACTTGCTGTCAATGACAATAAATCTCAACAAATGGCATTTGCTGTTTGTATTGATTCGGCAGGTACATCTCCGGGTTCAGGAGCAGTTCTTGTTTCTTCATTAGGTGATGGTACTGTTGCAGTGGGTACTGCTGTAACTATCGGATATGATAAAACAGGTAATGTACATTCATTTGTACTTACAACTGAAATGGCTCAATCTTTCGCAGCTCTTGATGCTCGCTTAACAGCACTAACTTTTACAACTGCTCTCGTTGTACCATATGTTGTTTCTGGTACAACTAATGCACCTGCAACTGCAATAGCCCCAGTCGCCGGCACAACAAATGATTGTGACATGATTTATGTTATGGCATTAGATGAAGGTCAAGCATATTATGATTTTAGAATGCAAACTAAACGTAGAATTGAAGTGGGTCTAGTAAGTGGACTAGACAATGTAGTTCAAGAAAGAATTAGTGTTGGTTCTGAAGGTCAAGGTTATGGTCATCAATTGAATATTCAATATCAAATGAATAATCGCTATGAAGAAACTAATCGTTCAAGAATGCCTTGGGAAAGTTATAATGTTGAATTTCCAAATGCATTTAGAGCTAATGCTTTCTATGATTATTTCGTAATAGAACATTGTGATGGTAGAACAGCATCTAGTGGAATGCCTTCCGTAAATAAATCTACAACTATTGTAGCAGTTGTTAATACAACTATTGGAGATGCTACAAGCAATCCATTTTTTGGTGTTGCTACAGCAGCTGCTCAAAGAGCATATATGGTATTAAATTTAAATTTATTTAATACTAATAATAGTTTAAACGCAACAGCATCAGGCGCAGCATTAGTTTAATAAAACATTAAAATGGCAGATCTCAATTTTTTAAATACAACAAATTGTGATGCTATAACATTTAATACTCCTACAACAGGGCTTCAGTATGTTGATTACATACTGGGCTCTGCTGTTAAGGATTTCACAAATGTTGATAAGTATACAATAACACATTCTACCAATTGTTGTACACCTGGTATTATAACCAATATTGCACCTCGATATCAATTTGTATTGAGTGAATCATGTGTTCTTGCAGGTCCAAATGATGTATATAGCGTTCAATTTGCTGGATTTAACGGAGATTTAATATCTGGAAATTTATCTTTAGTAATTGATGGTGGATTACCTATTAGTCCTGTATCTACTGTTGTTGGTGGGGTATTAAGTATAGATCTTACTTTATCAAGTGGATATGGACTTGCTACAACCTATGAACTTACAATAACAACTCAATCTGGATTTGTCTATATTATAGATTTTATTATAACAAAATCAACCGGTGCTTGTGATGGAGTTCTTTCAGGAACTGTAATTACATACCCTGCTTTACCTAGTAATATTGTACAAATAGCTTCTCCTGGAATTGCAGCAACTACAGGAAATGTTACTACTTTATCGGGTTCTTTTGCTGCCACAACAGGCGGTACACCAGAAGCAATAAATTTAACTGCTGATAATACAGGAATAATTGGTAACAATATTGTTATTACAGGAACAGGAGCAATACTGCTAAGTACACTTGTCTCAAATTGGAATGCTGCTAACCCAGCTAATACAATAACATTAACTGAAATTGAAGGTAATGATTATACTCCTTCAAATGGAGAAACATTTACATTATCAGGTGGAGTTGATGAAGTTATACAATTAAGTATTAATTCTTTATATGGTTCAACAACCATGTTGCCTGGTACTTATGAAATTATATTCTGTGAAGTAAATCAAAATACAACATCAACCTGTATACAAAATCATACATTTATTGATTGTGGAACACTTAAATGTCAAGTTGTTAGTAAATGGGTTTTATGTATTGATTCTAATATAATGGATTTTTATAATGCATTATTATATTCTAATGATTGTACATCAAGTGTTTCATATTCTGAAATATGTGCATTATATGAAATATTAATTGTATTATTACAAACAGATGGATGTTTTGGTAGAATTGATGATTGTAATTGTTCTGATGCTTCTACTGTAGCCAATAAATTAAATCCTATAGCATATCCAACTAATTCTAATAATAACCCTTGTAGTAGCTGTTAATATGGATCCAGATTTAAAATGTCATTTTGTTAAACAATTATCTCAATATGCATCAAGGATATTATATGGGTATAATTGTAATATGGAAGTATTACTAAGTGATATTAATACAGTTAAACGATTTATTACAATTGAAGACAATATCGTTAGCTGTTCTTTAAATGGTGCTATTATTAACGATCTTAATAAATATAGACAATTACTATTAACTAACTATTCTAGTGCCTGTAGAGGGTGTTAAATTAACTATGGAGTATTTTATAGATAAACGTGTATTTGTAACAGGAAGAAAATCTGTTCTTTCTTTAGATAATCCGTTTAATCTAACTGCTTTTACGAATAGTCAAATTTCATTAATGGGTGTTTCTTGTGCTCAAAATGGATTAAATATTCAAACAGCGTTAGATCCTATAACTGGAACACAAACTAATTGTACAGAATTAGGTGGTACATTATTACATGGTACTACAGTTGCAGGAGGAGGACATCAGTTTGCATTTGATACTGTAGATTTAGACTTTACAGGAGATTTTTGGTTTACTCAATATACAGAAACTATAGCTATAAGATCTGCACAAACTTTAATGCTGCGAGGAGATTCAACAGTAAAATTAATTACTCCTAGTATTGTAGCTTCTACTGGTACAATTGGACAAATATTAACTTTACAATCATCTGCAGGACCTGTTACAGGTGGAACATGTGAATGGGCTGATCCAAGTGGTTTATTAAATGTAGGTTTAGGACTTACAGAATCACCTGCAGGAACAGTTAAACTTGGAGGTGTAGGAATAGGGTCAAGTGAAAATTTAGAAGTAGCAAATGCAGGTTTATGGGAAGTAAAAGAAAGTGGAACAGTTGCAGATACTAATTTAAGTTTAGGAATAGGAACAAATCCTTTATATGGACCAGGAATTATTTCTGATATCTCTACAACAGGAACACAGGCTACTACAGGAATAGTTAATCCTGCAATTGGATTCTCATTTGAAATAATTGCAGATAATTATGGTACAATAGGAAATTCAATAGTAATAACTACTGATGGAGCAAACACAATAGAACAACTAGTAATAGATTGGAATTTATTAAATCCTTCAAACACAGCTACAGTAATATATTATTTAGGATCAAATTGGGGACCACTTTCTACAGGTGTATCCCATACTTTAAGTGGAGGCAGTGGACTTACTCCCTCTACAGCAATAAGTGCTGTAATTGCAACATATCCTCCCCAACCTATAATGTATCAGGCTGTTCCTAGTCAAAATTTTGAAAGATCTATTTCTTTTGATACTTCGATACTTATAAGTGATGAGACGGATAATTTAAGATCTTTAATTACAGTAAATTCTGATCAAGGAATAACACTGAGTGCAAGAGATACTGGTGCAGCCGACATGTATATAGATTTAGATTTAACTAGCGGAGTAAGATTTGGAAATAATAACTCCCCTGCTTATTCTTATGATTTCCCAATAGTAGATGGTCTTGCAGGTCAGAGTCTTGTTAATGATGGAGGAAATGCTATTAATTGGGAAGATTCTATAAATGTTGTTAGTACTGCAATAAATTATACAGCAAATAATAAAGAAATTGTTTTAGTAACTACTGGAGCAATAGATAAAAATATAACATTACCTCTAGTAGCAAGAGCTAATCAACAAATAACTATTAAAAAAATTGATGCTGGAGCAGGTGTTGTACACATAGTAGGTAATGGAGTTGAAACAATAGATGGTGTAAATGATCAACCGCTGAATTCACAATATGAAGTTATGACTGTTGTAAGCAATGGAACAGAGTGGTTTGTTATATCATATAATTAAAATAATAAAATAACAATAAAATATTAATAATATTAAAATTCAAAATTATGTCAAGTAACAAATTATTTATCGACAGAAGAACAGCAGTAACAGGAGCAAAGTCCAAAATACTTATGGACAATCCAGTTGCAGTGCATACTTTTGTACTTCAATTATTACAAGCTTTACCTGAATATGTAGACGACGCAGCTGCAGGCGCTGCAGGAATAACTACTGGTCAATTATATAAAAACTCAACTGATAATACAATATCTTATAAAGCATAATAAATCATGGCAGGACCTAGACTTGGACTTCCTGGTAGAACAGGTTCGTCTAATAAAAACACGGAATTAGGAGCTTTAAACGCAATAGTTAAGAAATTAATAGAATTAAAAGTTATTAATTCTTCAATCACTGGTGGAACAGGCATAATAAAAAGTAACTTAGAAAAATTAAAAACAGAAGCTAATGATTTAGTAGAAACTTATACTTGGTTAAGCGGGGGTTTAGCAGATCAAAGAATAGATGAGATAGTTTATTCTTCTGCTAGTCTTGGGCTAACGGTTAGAGAAACATTTACTTACAACGGTGGTGCAGGTACATATCATGTAGCTACTTCAACTTTATCATAAAATGGGAAAACAAATATTTAATCCACTATTACCTAAAAGATTTCAAGAAGTTAGTACTGCTGCAGGTGGTGGTGGAGAATATGTACAGACAGCAACAACAGTAAATGCTACTCCATTTTTGCTTACTTCGTCAAAAGCTATAGCGAATGGAACTGTTCAATCTTTTGTAACAAGAGTTACTGCTATATCAACAGTTTTAGGAAATGTTTGGTGTCATGAATTTAGAGGTGCTATAAAGCAATTTGGAGGTGTCACTTCTATTGTTGATACAGTAACAGATGAAATGATAGCAGAAGATGTTGCTACAGCAGCTTGGGGAACAGCGATTACAGCAGTTCCTGGATCTATGTCTGTGACAGTAACAGGAGCAGCAGTTAATATTAAATGGAAAGCAGAAACTACATTTAGTGAAATAGTAATATGATAATTAAGAACTTAAACATAAAAAATTTAAAGTATCTAAAAGGACAAGAACTGCCCTCTGGGTTAATCACAAGTGGTCTTGTTTTAAATTTAGATGGGTTCTATAGTTCATCGTTAGCAGAAGGTAATAACACATGGAGTGACCTTACAAGCAATAACTATGATGGAACTATGCTTAATGGTGCTTCATATACAGCAGATAAAGGGGGAGGAGTAGGGTTTGATGGTTTAGATGATACTATTGACTTAGGAAATATATTGAATGGAGTCTTAGCAGGAACAAGTCCTACTTATACAATTCAAGTTTGGATAAAGTTTGATACATTAGTAGATGATGTTGCATATACGTTTTTTTCAAAGTATGATACTGCTCCTTCGGCTACTGCTCAAAGGCAACTTGCTATATTAGTGAGAAATATGACAGCAGAAAGTTATGGGGGGGTTAGAATAGAACACATTCCTTATACATCTCCTGGGCTTATTGGGGGATTACCACAGACAAGATTTGTAAGAAGTGATGGGGATATTATAGAACCAAATAAATTACATAATTTAACTATATGTTTTGATGGCTCTATAAACACTAACGATGGGTTAGATAGACCAACCATTTATATTGATGGTAAACTACAAAGTAATGTAATGGTTATAAGCTGGGGTGGTTTAACAAATTCATTCCAATCTACAGCAAATAAAGTTGCTCTTAATGGATGGATAGGAACAGGAACAATTCCAGTAGCCCCTTTTGCAGGAACTACTTATCAGACATTAGTATATGATAGGGTTCTTACACAAGAAGAAGTAACACAGAATATTAATGTTTTAAACGGTAGATACGATGTCACATAATTATGAAAATAGAGATTCTATCATATTCAATGTTAGTGAACTATCAAAAATAGATTATTCTCAGGTTTATGAAACAGAAGATGTTAGGAAGTCTATTGACAAAACTAAAGCATTTGTAAAGTGGGAACATGGTAGTCCACCAGATTTTCTTGATAGCTTAACAACAAAAGAAGGTCCATATACATATGAAGAAATGGAAGCAATAATGTTAACAGAAGAATGGAAAGATCCATTTATAGTATAAAATAAATAAACAATGGGATTAAGGACAATATTAAAAACAGCAGGTCATTGGCTAAAGGGTTCTATAGTAAAAGTAGACTCAGAGATTCAATTTGATACAACAACTAATCCTGAGATAGATTCAACGGGAGGTGATTTTGTATGGCAAACAAAAACTACTTCAGCAAGTTCTTGGAAGTTGCGTGATCCAGGAACTTTAGAAGAAATATTAATAACTGATACTTCAGCAAAAACATTTACACTACATACTAATTATACTGCTAATGGGTTTGGGCCATTTACTCCAACCATTAACAGTACTAATATGGTTGAAGTCAGCCAAGAGTCTGACTTTGGTACTCCTGATGGTAGTGGAAATATTACTTTAGTAACAGGGACAACTTATTTTATTAGAGGTATTGTTTCTTGCCCTAACAGATTAGTAATTGATACTGAAGGTATTGTTTTATCTGGTTGGGATAGAGATAAAGATGGGTTAGATTATACAGGGTCAGGTGGAGACTTTATAACTGTTACTGATGTTAACTTTGAGATGATTAATCTAAAGCTTTCGTCAGGAAATGCAGTTGGAGGTGAAGTTGTACTAAGAGCATCTAATTTTAATTACGGAACATATAATGATGGTAGATTAAAAGTTTTAACTCTTATAAACTTACAGTTTAGAGGGTGTTATGACGTTCATCATATAGAGGGTTTCGATTTAGTAGATATTCAAAATTGTTTGTTTTGGTATATTCAAGCTACTACAATGGGTTGCCACTTCAAGAATGTATCAAAGTTACAGATAACAAGTTGCGAATATGTTAGGTGGTTTAGAGAATCTACTATTCCGACTCCTGGCGGATGGGCAACCGCTTCACTTATAGAATTGCTTGCTAATGGTTTAGGAAATGGATTTGGGGCAGTTAATATATCGGGATGTATTATACACCCACAACAGACACAAGATGGTATTAATATATCGAATACAGCAACAATAGGTTTTGGAACTATATCTGCTAATACGGTTATTAATGTAGGACTTACAACAGGTGTTGCAACAAATATAGATTATGACATTCAGAATACTACAATTATTCAAGCCAATCAAGGTATTGGTAATGGAAATGCTAAGGCAACTATGTCTATTGTAGGGAATTTAGAAGATTTAGATACAGGAACAACTAATCCCCAAGTTTTAGCGGCAGCTAATGTAACAACAGGTGCTTTTACCAATACACCTACTTTCCCTCTTGTTACAAGGGTAATAACGAGTGCTGCAAATTGCTCCCTTACTTACGACTCAAAGGTAGATGCAAATTTCATGGTAGTTGTTACAGCGACAGTTGAAATGTCGGGTGATGGATTTATAGCTTGTAGGTTGCGTTCTAATGGAACAGCTATTCCTTATGCAATAGGTTATCCCGAAATAAGACAAGGTAGAGCACAGAGTTTTACATTTAGTGTCATTGGGCAAGCTACCTTTGGAGATGTATTTGATGTAGAATTTGAAGCATTAACAACGGCAGGAGCACCTACTTCAAAAGATATTTTAGTAAGAGAGTTTGTGTTAAACGGGTATCAATTTTAAATTATAAA